CGCCGCCGCCACCGCCGCCACCGCCGCCGCCTCCGCCGCCGCCACCGCCCACGCCGCCGCCTCCGCCACCGCCTCCGCCGCCGCCGCCGCCTCCGCCGCCGCCACCGCCCGCGCCGCCGCCCGCACCGCCCGCGCCGCCGCCGCCGCCTCGTTGAGCGTGCGCGCGGCGCGACACGGCTGGCGCCCCGCCTCCTCCAGACCCGGTAACTCGGCAATGAGTCGAGTGACCGTGAGGAGGCACACCTGCGCGATCACCCTCTGACGACGTGACGAGGACCATTCCCCCCACTCCCAGTAGGCTTCGAGCACCGGCACGAGATGCTGTGTCCGCACGGCGGCAGACGACCAGCACGCATCATTGAGCGGCCGGAGATCCGGCCAGTGCGTCGGCGCATCCGACCAGGGCTCCTCCAGGACCGCATGCGCGGCTTCCAAGAGGCAGGCCTGCCCGTTGGGTGTATGGTCGCCCTCCAGGAGTTGTCCAGCAAAGCGCGTCGCCAAGAGATGGGTGAACTGCGTGAAGGGAATCATACGACCTCCTTGGAGTGATGGATCGCCCGCGCCAACAACAACCGGATCACACTCGACACCGAGCCGTGCGGCCCGGCGATCCGTTTCAAGATCCGGTGCATCGTGGGCGTCAGTCGAATCGTGGTGATGTGGGTTTTCATGAAACGTCACGTCCGTTCCCGCAGACCGTGCAATAGCCGCCCGGATTCGGATCGAAACAGCGGCAGGGCACCCACCGGGGCTCAAGGGCACGCGGGGTGAACCAACCCTTCCGCGCGGGGGCGCCGTGCGCTAATTCTTGGCAGCGGGGGCAGGAGAGATCGTAGCGTTTGAAGACCCGCGTACAGTCGGCGGTGTGCGTGACTTTCGTGATGATCATAATCGCCTCCTGATGGTTCGTGCGGTTCATGTATGCAGTGTATTAGATGTATGCGCGTGTGTCAAGAAGAAAAAAGGCCCTAGGGAGATCCCGAGTCGGCACGATCCGTGCCAGAGAGCGGCAGCACCATCTGGGCCAGGCGCCGGACGGCGATCTCGCAATACTTCTCTTCAATCTCAATGCAGATACATTTGCGACTCAAATCCTTAGCCGCTCTCGCTGTGGTCCCACTGCCTCCAAATGGATCAAGAATAGTCTCTCCAGGATCCGAGAACAGCGATACAAGCTCCTTCATGAGCTTGAGCGGCTTCTGTGTTTCATGCTCGTTAGCGATGCCACCATTCTCGCCTTTGTTGAAGATAAACACGCCATGCTTGCCTCCACCGTTCCACGTAGAACGCCCAGGCGCATGACAGGCCACGAAGGTTTCATAGCCCATGCCTGGCCTATCTCCGCTGTACTGAGGCATGCCGTCAGGCTTCACCCAAATGCACGATCGCCGATAGATTGCCCCAGCCTTTTCTAACTGTTCACGCCAGAGCATGGCCGCTTCAATCTGACAGAATACGAGAATCCAGCCAGTTGAGAGATTCGCCATGCCTATGGCCGCAGCTTCGCGAAGGCCGAAGCTCAGCGGCTCGAAGCTCAGCGGCTCGAAGCTCAGCGGCTCGTTACCTCTACGAACACGCCTCTGCACTGTATGAGCTTCCGCTTCATACGGCGGATCGGTCAGCACCAGATCCACCTTGGGCAAGTAAGGCAGGATCTCGCGGCAATCGCCATGATAGATCGTAATGCCGTCCTCGTCGTAGTAGGGCTGAGGCAGGCTCATGGTTTATAAGCCTTTATGCAGGCCACGTAGAAGGCTTTCCAGTCTGCCAATGAGTCGCTTTCTTGATAGCGAGCATGCTGAAATGCTTTCACGCCTTCTCGAATCATCGCCTCTGTAGGCTCTAGCGGCACTTCCTTATGCGTGGGAATGTATTTACTAATTCCTGGGCCATAGAATCGTTTCATCATTTGTTTATATCGGCTCATTTCATCCTCAACACACAGAAGTTCAAGAGCAGCGCGGCGATCCAGTACAAGGCTTTGATATACTGCCCCTGCCAGCCGTAGGTAAGGGACGCGGCGAGGTTGAGGGACATGAGGGTATAAATAAAATAGTCGCCGGTCATGTGATGGCCAAGAGGCGCTTGAGGTCTGGCCCTGAGATCGTGTTCTTCTTCAAGATCGTTTCCAGGTGGTGCTGTAATTCCACCGCGCGGACTTCGTGCGCCTCGGCCTTCGCTGGTCGCGTCTTCCCGCGCTCGATCTGCGCGTTGCGGTAGCACTGGCGAATTTCGGCTTGCACCGCGATGGCCTCGAAGAGATCCTGCCCGAATTCATCGCGGCTGAGGAGCGCCCCCTCACCTGGGGTGTGCTTGATCTGGGCGCTGTTGTACGCGCGGCCTTGGTTGTGCCACTGACAGCGCGGGCTCAGCAGCGGGCGGTCCGGATGCGAGCGGATCACGACCGCACAGCCTGGAGCCTGACAGGTCTGCAGGAGCCAGAGGGTTTTGGGTGTCTGCGCCTTCTTCTGACAGGTGCACGGCTGGTTACCGCACTGGTCGCACATGGGAGGCCTCCTTCAGCTCAATGGCTTTCCTCGCCCAATTCCGCCACGCGGCCATCCAATCGGTAAAGCGGGTGGCGCGGGCGCGGTGATAATCCCGAAACTTCGCAAACTCAATGCCCGGATCAATCCCATGATCGGCCCAGGAGCTTTTGATCGTGTCATTAAAGACAAGATCGTCCGGAAACGGTCGCGGCCCTCGCCCATTTCGTTCAGCATGACTATTGCTCTTAAGATCCGGAGACATCTTCGGAACGGAAAGAGGAGATAGGAGAGGAGAGGAGAGGAGAGAGTGATTCGGACCCTGCGACAAATGCTTGTCGTCGTCTAGAGGAATGCTAGACGGATGATAGACGAGAAATCCGTGATCGATAAGTGGTTGTAAATTCGGGGCTTTATCAAGACGCATAATCTTCTTGAGATAGGATTTGTCATAGGGAATCTTGTTGTGGGTGCGGCTCGCAATGATGAGACAGGTGATGTAGCGACACCGCATGGTTTCATCGAGGACCATAAATACTTCATCGTCTAAAATGGAGTAGTAGAGTTTAATCCATTTCGGATCACGATCTTTGTAATGTTGATAGACCTCAAGGTTCTTGACGCTGAGATATTGCATGCGTGCGCGACTCCTCAAATTCTTTTTGTGTCGGACGATCCCAATAGGCTGAGGTACACGAGGGGCAGCGTTTCGGATAGTGTGTTTTCCGTGGAATCCACTGATGGGAACATCGGCAGCACTGATAGGTCGGAAGTAAGAAGGGTGTTTCCATGGGACCTGTATACCGGACCTCTAGGCATGTGTCAAGAAAAAAAGATTGACAGCACGCGGCGAGCGGTGTACACGCAACCCTGATGGCTACGTTAGCGAACGACTCACTCCTGGTACAGCGCATGCGTTACCTCGGCCAGCTCTCTGGCGCGAAGCGGAAAGGTGACTCCGCGTGGGGCCGCCGCATGGAGGGCCGCAAGCTGGTGCAACGGCGCTGGAAGCCGTGGCAGAAGCCACTCTACGACATGACCACGTTTCCCTTTAAGTTGAAACCCGAATATCGTGATTAGCTAGGGGTTTGCCCTATGGCCTGTGTGCTCTCCTATTTCTCGGTGTGGATGGCGTGGCTGGGCGGGGTCTTCACGGCGCTCCTGCTGGGCTGTGCCGTCGTGTACGTGTGGATGACCCTCGCGCCGCTCGATCCCCGGCTCAAGGATCCGGGGGCCTGAATGGCATGGATACTCCTGAGCCTGCTGCTCCTCGTCCTGGCCGGCCTCGGCGTCGTGCTGTGGCAGCTCTCTCACCTGGGGACCACGCTGCGCTGGTTGCGCAATCAATCACGACCGCCCCTGATCGATTCAGCCTCCGTCGAGGCCTCCCCCAATATGGACGCGGGGACGACGTGGCTGCCGACCGACCGCGAACGGGCGACGATCGAGCAGCAACTCCAGTCGGAGAGCCGGCAGCGGGCTGGCTCGGGGCGGTCCAGGCGCACTTGGACACCCAAGACGGGCTGACGGACGGCACGCTGCCGCGCTTGCTCGCGCAGGCGGTGCTGGCCAAGGCGGAGACGATGCCGCCGCTCGAGCTGGTGCAGGCGTTGGAGAAGTGCGAGAACATGGCGCTCAAGTTGAAGGCGGCGAAGTTCTTGCGGGACACGGGCAAAGTGAGTATCGATGAACTGCGGAAGTATGCCACTGAACTGATGAAGGGAGACGACGATGGCCACCGTGCAGATTAGCAACGAAGTAGACAATGTGCCGCCGGGCAGTTATCAGGCCGTGGTGAGCGTGCTCATGCCGGACGGCACGATGATCAGCAGTAGCAAGTCAGACTTTACGGTGCCGGTCAGCAACCCGGTGACGGAGACGCCGCCGGTCGTGACGGTGAGCTAAGGAGTACGACCATGCCCAAGCGACAGAACGACCGCAGGCGCGGCAATGATCTCTTGTACCAGCCTCGGGGGGAGGCGGATGAGTTTGACCACTACGTGGGCCCGTTTGGAGGAGATATGCGGCAATCCATCGCCGGACCATCGGGCAAGAACCGCGATCAAGCGGGCGGCGATCAGGTGTACAACAAAAAGGGCACGGGACCGTATGGCCCGCCGCGCACCCGCAGCACGCGTAAGGACGAGTCGGACTACTAGCGATGGCGAGCCGGTCCGCCTTCTACCGACGGTTCATTGAGTCGCTGTGGATTCGTCCCAAAGACGTGCCCACGGCCGTGCGCTTTCAGTTCAATGAAGCGCAGGAGATCGTCTGGCGGGACGTGATTGCGCCGGCCTTGGATGCACGGCGCTCGATCAGGCTCATCATCCTCAAGGCCCGGCAGATGGGCATGTCAACGCTCATTCAAGGCCTGCTCACCGCGCGGTTTGTGTGGGAGCCCTACGTCAATGCCAAAGTCATTGCGCATGCGAGTGAGAGCACCACGCACATTTGGAAGATGGCGGAGCGCATGATGGACCTCTCGCCCTTAACGCCGTTTGTGAGCAAAGCCGGGACAGAAATGCAGTTGGGCACCAGCCAGTATTCCATTGCCACGGCGGGGTCTCCGCACGCCACCCGCTCCATGACCATGACGGCCTTGCATCTCTCCGAAGTGGCCTTGTGGCCGCACCCGGAGGCCTGGATTGCGGCCTTGCAAACCGTGCCGATGAAGGGTGAGAGCTGGCTGTTCGTCGAGAGCACGGCGAACGGCAAGACGCACGAGGGCGAGCTGTTCTACGACGAATGGAACCGGGCGCAGCGGGGCAAGAACCACCTCACCCCCGTCTTTCTGCCCTGGTTCAAGCTCGCGGAGTACGAACTGCCGGACTATCGCTATGCGGGCGGCGCCGATGCCGAGGGCGCCGTGCTGGCGGATCTGGACTATGAAGAAGTGGCCTTACGGGAGGAGTTCAGCCTGCGGGCCGGACAGCTCGCGTGGCGGCGCTTCATGATTGAGGGCTACTGCCGAGGCGATGTCGAGCAGTTTCACCAGGAGTATCCGAGCACGCCGGAGGAGGCGTTCATTCAATCCGGATTGCCGCTGTTCCGCAGCGCCGACCTGATTCCGATGCGGAAGGAGATTCGCGATGGGAAGAAGTTCCGACTCGACCTCGATGGACGCTTTACCGCCGATCCGGATGGCTATCTCGAAATTTGGCAGCCCCCGGTTCCTGGTCGTAAGTACCTCATCGGCGCGGATACGAGTATGGGATTTGATGACCAATCGCATAGCCGTAGTGCCGCCGAAGTCTTTGACCTGGACACACTTGAGCAGGTGGCTGAATACGACTGTGCGTCCCCCACCTACGTCATGGCGCGGCATCTCGCGGTCCTTGGACGACGCTACAATACTGCATTTCTGGCGCCCGAAATCACCGCCAGTGGCGGCGGTGGCGGGCGCGAACTGCTGACCTATCTCCTCAAAGACCACAACTATTTCCACCTCTACCGCTACAAACACAAAGACCACATCAAGCCCGATCCGGGGCGCATGTGGGGCTGGGAAACGAACACGAAAACGCGCAGCATCATGATTAACCGCATGGTCGAAGTCGTGAAGGAGCGCCTCTGTACGATTCATTCGGAGAGCTTGCTCACGCAGCTCCAGAGCTTTGGCGAGAACGATAGCGGGCGGTATGAATCCTTGGCGGGCAAGGACGACTTGCTCTTTGCCTTTGGCATCGCCTGTGCGGTGTGGGGTGAGGAGCATTATCACGTCGAGCTGGAGCCCGAGAAGAAGCGGCTGACGCGCGAGCGGTTGCGGGGGGCCGGGATGCAGACGGTCAATGATCCGATCGCCCAATGGGACGCGGATTGGGAAACGCGGTTCAATAAGTCGCAGACGCGGGAGCCCGCGAACTGGCTGGCCTTATGAGCGGCACGCTGAACGGCTACCGTTGGATTCGCCATCGGCCCCGGCCTGGCGGCATGCGGTGCGGCGATGAGACGACGTGGATCGTGTTGGAGCAATCGCCCTCGTTCTACATCTGCTATGCGCCGATGGAGGGCTACTGTTTGAAGCGCAAACTGGATTATGAAGATGTCCCTGACGATCGTCTGCCATTGTGAGGACTGCCCCCGCAAGGGCCTGGCCATGACGGTGCAGGACGAAACGCACCGGCATTGGGTGTTTCGCTGCCCGGTCTGTGAGAACTGGCGGACCGTGGATAAGGGTCGCGCAGGCGGCACGATCGGCGCGGGACGGCGCGAGGATCAACCCGCGCTGAAGTACATGGGAAAGGGGTTTTAACGATGCAGCAATCTGACGCGCTCCGGGGCGATGCCCGGATTCGCTTGTTTGAAGATGGGCGGATCATCTTTGATCTGCCGAACGATCCGATGATTGCCTGCTTCATGCTGCACCTGGCCCAGGACGAGCTGCAAGAGCGCCTGATGGGCCGGAAGGCCGAGCATCAGCGGAAGCAGCAACTCATCACGGTGCCGAAGAACGGCAACCAACCCGTGCACGAATGGGGGAAATGATGTCAACCATCACGATGAAAAGCGCCTGTTGCATTCCCGACTGTGTGAGCTGTCAGCCGCACCGGATCTGCCACTGGCGATGCAGTCAATGCCAGGGCGGGCCGTACAAGTTTGCCGCGACCGATCCCGGCAAGTTCAAGATCCTGCGCCCGCATTTCGAACGCACGAAGCAGGAGTACCGCATGAACGCGGAGGGCGTGGGGCGCTGGCACTACGACGTGCGGCGGGTCTGTTCGCCGGGCTGCTGGGCCAAGGAATCACGGCGCGTGCAGCGGGATGAGCTGGACTTGGCGGAGCAACGGCCTGATTTGGCCCCGGCGATTGAGGCGAAGCTCGCCGCGGAAGCGCCACAGGATGCCGATGAGTATCACGATGACTTGACGCCCGATCCCGGACAATTCTGATGGCGGAAGACCCACAACCACTCCTCGGTGGCGCCGCCGCCGCCCTCCCCAAGGAGGAGGAGTTCGACTTGACCGCCCCGGCGGGGGAGCGTGAGACCTGGCAATGGCTCTCGAAACTCGCTGACGATGCCGCGAAGGGCAAGACCGATCAGGCGAACGACGACGATTGGGACGACGACCGCGCGATCTACTGGGGCGAGCAGTGGGATACGGATCTGCCCTCGTTCAAGCTGCCCATCGTCGTCAATGAATTGAAAACGATGATCCTCTCGGAAGTGTCGGACTTGACCGACAATCCGATGAAGATCTTCGTCCATAAAGACCCCACCAAGGGCGAGCGGGACCAGAACGTCGAAACGGCGATGCAAGCCGAATGGACGCGCACCTTTGCCGATCTGCAAGTGGCGATTGCGGCACGGGACAGCTTGCTGCATCCGGCGGGCTTTCTCTATTGCGGCATCAAGGAAAACCGCCAGACGCACCAAAAGGAATTGGACATTCGCGCCATCGATCCTGCCTGTGTGTTCCCCGATCCTGATGCCACGAGCGATGACAACTGGGCCTATGTGCTGGTGAAAGAAGTCGTCGATCTCCGGCAGATCCGTGAGGACTTCCCCGAAGTGGGTTTCCGTGTGAAGCCCGAGGATGCGGTGAGTACCGCCACGCCGAACGCGGCCCCCTGGTGGCAGGTGTGGAAGCGCTGGGGGAGCGGGAGCTACAAAGGGCCGCTGAACGCGCCGGGGCAGGCCACGCGGATTACGGGCTATCTGAAGGCGCGGGTGGAGAAGCTCACGCTGTACATCTACGACGATGCCACCGAAGAGATCCCCGAAGAGAAGAAAGACGAGCAGGGGAATCCGGTGATGGAGCCGAACAAAGAGACCGGCGAGCTGATGCCGGTGATGACGATTAAGACCAAGCTCAAGTATCCGAACGGGCGCTTGATTGTGGCGGCGAACGGCGTGGTGCTCTACGACGATAAGTATCCGTTCCTCGGGCCCTTCCCGATTGTGCCGGTCTGGAGTGAGCCGACCACGCATGAGTTCTGGGTGCGCACCCCGGCGGTGCGGGCGGTGAAAGCGCTGTCGCAAGCGGGGAACAAAATGGATTCGCTGGTCTTGGAGAACGGCATCCGCTTGAACAACGGGATTGTCGTCGCGGACGTGACCACGGGCATCAAGCCGGGCAGCTGGGCCAACATTCCCGGCCAGGTGTTTGCGAAGGGCGTGGGGGAATTCAAGATTTACTATCCGCCCCCGATGCCGGAGAGCATGGTGAAGATGGGCAGCTTCTTCCGGGAACTGATGGGCAAGGTGCTGGGCCGCGACCGCGCCCCGCGTGGCGGGAATGTGAGCGGCGAGCTGGTCGAAACCGAAATCAGCGAAGCGCAAGGCTTGACGCGGTTGCGCGCGCGCCTGCTGCATGTGGCCGTGCAAAAGCTCGTCACGCAGATGTTCTACCGCATGGCGCAGTACTACACGATGCCGCGCATGATTCCGTTTGCGAGCGCGGCCGAGTGGAAGCCGGCACCCTGGGAGCCGATCAATAAGCCCGATGACTATGGCGTGCATGTCGATCCGGCCTCGTTTACGTTGCGTTCGAAAACGCTCTTGCAGCGCTTGACGCTCGCGCTTTCCAAGATGGGCAAGGTGAGCACGGCGTATACGCTCAAGACGCTGGAGATGCCGGACGCGCAAGCGGAGAGTCAGAAGGCCGACCAGGAACTCGCCATGAAGGCGATGGCGAAGAAAAATGACAAAAAGAAATGATGACGCTGGCCCCCGTGCATCCCGACGACTATCCGACGATCCTCACATGGCTGACGGCCCCCGGTCGGCTCGTGCAGTCCCGTCATGCGGGCGCAGTGCCGACACTGGAGAGGCAGTACCAGTATGTGGCTTCGTTGCCGATGGGGGCGCGGTATCTACGGATTCACGATGACGGGCAGTTCGTGGGCGTGGCCACGCTGATGCCGACGTGGTACGGATTTGATATTGGCCTGCTCATCGGCACGCCGAATCAGGGAACCGGCACGCGGGCCTTGCGGGCGATCATGGACGAGCACCAGACCGTGCGGATCACGGTGGGTTGTGCGGCGTCGCATGGGGCGATGCGCCGGGTGTGTGAGAAGGCGGGGCTGGCCCCGCTCGATTCGGAACCCATTGTCCGGTATGGGCGGGAGGGGCGATGACGGTGATGATTCGACAGCGCGAACGCCTCAGTAGCGGCTGGGTGCGCTACAAGGGCGTGGTGAACGGGCAGACGCATGTGCAGGGCAAGGAAATCGGCGTGCGGCTGCCGGTCTCGTATGTCGATAGCGTGAGTGATGCGGAAGCCGAAACAGAAGTCAAGGAAGCCTTAGCGTCGGAATATGATCGACTCTCACGCGGGAGCGGGGGCGTCTATGCGCGGTAGCGGGTATATCAGCGGGATGACGCAGGTGCTCCCCAGCGCGCACGGGCTTGACAGTCTCAGTACGCATGTGCTAGTGACAGCCTCCAGACAAGAACTGCGCGAGATTTTACAGCTCGCGAACGGACTGAGGAGAAAAGTCGAAGCCGTCTTAGATCGACAATAGCGCCTCGGCTCGATTAGGGATTACGAGTCACAAAGGCCGTCTCACCTGACAGGATCAGGGGGACGGCCTTTTTTATTGTGGGAATTATGGGACGCGGCAGCAAGACGTATCGCGGCAAGAAGAAACGGTAGTCAGTCCCGAACCTGGCCTGCCAGGAGTTGGAGCGGCGGAGCGACGGGCCACTCCTCCGGGCGCTGTACGGTGGGGACGTGAAGGGGGGTGTACACAACCATGCTCTTCAAGGAAGAGGTGCGGGACCGTCGAGGACGGAAACGCGGCCACAAGCGGAAGTAACTAGGAGCCGAATCAGAGCCTGTCTGCTCCGGACAGGCTCCTTAACCACGAAGGAGTACCCACATGAGCGGAGTACCAGGAACCAGTAAGCGCGACCCACTCGCCAGTCCGCTCTATTCGAGCGGCACGAAGGATCAGGACAGTAAGAGCAATATGGGCAGTGTGCATGGCCCGAAGGGCGGGAAGTCCATTCCCGATCCGATCGGCTACGAAGTCAACAAGAACAAGGGCGGCAAGTAGGCGATGCCGCCGATGATGCCACCCGGGATGCCGGGGATGCCCGGCGGGATGCCCCCAGGGATGCCCGGGATGCCTCCAGGCGGGCCCCAAGGCAATCCCGCGATGGGTGCGTTGGACCAGCTCGCCGGGATGCCCACGCAGGCCAAGGAGCAGGAAGCGCTCCAGAAGGCCAGCGCGAACATTCAGATTGCCCTCGCCACGATCTATACCCGCAGCGCCAAGGCCAGTAATTTGTTGAGCAAGGCCTACGGGGACATTCAGAAAGCACGGGAAGAGTTGGAGCAATTGGGGAGTCAACCACTCCAACCGCCTCCAGACCTGTTGGGGGGGATGATGCCCTCGCCGATGGGCGGGCCGACTCCGATGATGTAACCCCATGATGTTCTTCGTGGAACTCTGGCGACGTTCACACTGTGAACAACCAGACAACCCCCGGAGGAAGAATGGAGAGGAGCCACGATGGATTTAGCCAAACTCTATAGCGACAAAGCGGCCTACCCCGATGAGATGACCATCGAAATCCAAGGGGAGAAGATGAGTCTCAAAGACTGGCGCGATGGGCTGGGACTGAAATCCGAGTTTACGAAACACACACAGGATCTCTCCAGCAAGCAGAAGCAGATGGAGCAGATCCTGGCACAGCAGACGCAACGCGAACAGGCGTTGCAAGCGCAATTGGCGCAAGCGATGGCGGCACGCGGGGTGGACCCGCGCAACGCCCAGGACGACGATCTGGCGGCCTACCGGAGTGATCCGGCCTTTGGGCCGCTGGTGAAGTTGATCGAAGGGCAGCAAAACACCATCGGGCAGCTTGCGCAGCGGATGCAGATGGACGAAATCAGCATGAACAGCTACCGCTATCAGCAGCAGCTGGACCGGCTGAAGGAGAAAGATCCGGACGTGAACCCGCAGGAATTGGCGGAATTCACGCGCCAGATGTATTCGAAGGGCCCGGACATTGACACCGCCTACCGCCTCCACACCGAAGAGCGACGTTTCAAAAAAGCCGAAGCCGACGCGGAGAAGCGCGGCTACGAGAAGGCCAAAGCCGAACCGCCGATGCCGCCCCAACCGGGCGGACGACGGGGCAGCGGGGCCCCCGCGCCGGAACTCCCCAAAGATTGGAACAGCCGGGCCGCGATGGCGCTGGCAGAGTTTGGGCCGGAGTTGCAAGAAGCGTTGCAGAATCGGGTGTGAGAGTACGCGGGAGGCTGAAAAGGAGACCTGAACCATGGCAGGCGTAGGCACACAGCTCTCACAGCCTCCTGTGAGTCTTATTAACACAATGAACGGAATTACTCAGAAGTACATCGCACCAGATTTGGTCGATGCCGTGGGTAAGCCGTCTCCGACGTTTTGGCGGGCCACCCGCCAGGGCCGCAAGGTCTCGGGCGGCGGATCCATCGTCTGGACCGTCATTTCCTCGGAAGAAGTGACGGGCGGGGCCTATTGGGGCTCGCAGATTCTGGATACCTCCATTGCGGATTCGGCCCAGCCGGCTGAATTGCAATGGCGCTTCTATTATGAATCGATCGTGATTCCCACGACCGATCTGGACATGAACGCGGGACCGGAAGCGGTCTTGTCGCTGGTCAAGGCGAAGGAAGAAATCGCCATGATGAGCTTGCTGCAAAAGCTCTCGCGCAGCATCTACGGCACCAGCCCACAAAATACGAGCATCGATACCGATTCGCTCGTGTCGGCGCTGGCGTCGAGCGGCACCTATGCGGGGATCACGCTGAGTTCGTCGTTCTGGTTGAGCAACGGCTTGGCCGGGCCGACCTCGTTTACCGGCAATCTGGGCCTCTCGAACTTGCAGACCGCCTACGGGCAAGCGACGTTCGGGAACGAAGAGCCGGATACGATCATTACGACCCAGGCCGGGTTCAATAGCTACATCAACCTCTTGACGCCCAATCAGCGGTACTTCGATGAGGAGACCACGCGGGCGGGATTCAAGAACCACCTGATGTACAACAGCGCCGTCATGCTGCACGATCAGTTCGTGCCGGCGGGCGAGTTCGAAATCCTCACCAGTAAATACTTTAACCCGGTGTTCCTCACCACCAACAACTTCCGGGTCCGACCGTTTGTCATGCCGAGCGTGCAAGAAATTGTGGTCAGCCGCATTACCGTGGGCTGGAACCTCAAGTTTGACTCGCTCCGGCAGCATGCGCGGATCACCGGGGTTGCCAACGCCTAACCGGCAGAAAGGAGACGATCATGAATCGATTCACAGATTTGCTGAACGGCCTTTCGAGGCCGGTGCGTGAGCGGTTTTGTTCGACGTTCGGGATTGTGAATGCCGCCATTGGCGCGTCCATTGCCGGGGATACCTGGGACGGCGTGCCCAGCTACCGCAATCAATTTGCGGATAATGATTTGAGCGGCGCGGCGACGTTCGTGGGCTGTACGTCCGTGTTCTCGACCGGCTTCGGGGTCCGCGCGGTGCGGGCCTTGATCTGGATGAAGAATTACAAGATGGGCGTGGCCTCGGGCGGCATGATCTTCCAGCTGCAAGTGGCGACCTCCAGCGGTGCGTTCAGCGCGACCGGATCGTCCACCGGCACCTCGGTGATTGCGCAGTATCAAGCGGCACGGGCGACCAGCTGTTTGATGATGAACGGCGTGACGCCGGACAATCTGCCGTACGCCTATGCGCGCATTGCGGTGTTCCCGGTGCCGTTTGGCACGGCGAACACGGATACGGCATCGTTCGATTGTAATATCGACGCAACCTAGAAGGAGGGGCGTGTGAGCGTCCCAGCTTCGACGGTTGTGAACATCGTGCGGGACATCATCCCGGATGCCGTCTATGACGCATCCGGGAACCCGCTGCCCACCACGGACGGCGGGATTTTCCGTGCCCAAACGCTGTACCGCTGGATCAACGACGGCATCAAGGCCCTGTCGGAGCAGGTCGGCTGGATCATCAAGGACTGGACGGCGGTGTCCGTCACGGCGAACCAGCCCAACTACAGCTTGAACGGGGCCTGGCACCAGCTCGACGAAGGCTTTCAAGGCGGCTTCCGCCTGATGCTCGGGCCGGAGGGGATGACCCTCTGGCCCAAAGCCATTACGGGCGGGCAGAGCCAGTTCTACACGCAGCACCGGCAGACGGACCACATGGAAGTGGGGTTGTTTCCGGTGCCCGCCACGACCGATCCGACGAGCCCCCTCACGCCCAACGCCTTGAGCGCCACCACCACCACCGGCTTTGCGGTGGCGAGTAATGCGGGGTTTTTGACGTACGGGTATGTGGGGATCGAGAGCGAGATTCTGTTTTACGGCACGCTCACCGGCACCACCGGCATCACGGTGTTGCAGCGGGGCCAGTGCGGCACCACGGCGGCGGCGCACAGTACCGGCGTGACCGTCACGCATTTGTCGGGCTGGTTCAAGGGTTCGCGCATGCCCTTGGAAGTCGCGACGGGCACCGACGTGGTGGAGCTGCCGGGGGGCTTCATCTACGCCTTACAGGAATATGTGCTCGCCAAGTGCAGTTACGCGCAAGAGGATCAGGCCACCGGCAAAATGCACATGGATGAATTTCGCAAGGAATGCCAACGGATCTATGCGGACCC